TACGAAGTTTGCATAGTAACTTCCTACAAATGTCCTAATGGAAAGATGACGATGGAGGGATCTGGCGCTGCCAATATTCCAGTAACAAAGGACAAAGCACTTAACCACGGAACTCAGATGGTCTCCTTGGTTCTTCGCTTTAACCCAACAGCAAAAGTTATTCCTATTCGTATTGTAGGTATATCTCCATCAGGTACCCCAGGGTTCTATTCAATGGAAGATGTGCAGAATGCACTCAACTGGGTTGTTGCCAATCGAGTCAAGTACAACATTGCAGTTGTTAGCCTTGCACAAGGCGCAGTATTTCCTGGGTGTAAAGTCCCAGAAGGAATGGCTGCAAGCATTGCAACGCTTAAGGCAGCACATGTTCCATTGATCACTGCAGTTGGTAACGATAAGAATCGCACGAACGTGTTCTCACCAGCATGCTTGTCTGACGCAGTCTCCGTTGGAGCAACAGATAATCCATGGCCAGGTTCAGAACCAATTGAGTACGATTCAAAGGCTGCTCCTTACATTGCACGTTATAGCAACGGCGCACAAGGACAGACTGATTTCTTTTTAAACGGTCGTTGGAATGCGATGCAGTTAGATGGAACAACCAAGTTCACTACTGGTACCTCAGGAGCAACAGCAGCGTTTGCTGGTTGGTGGTTACTGAATAGAAAAGCAACCTTTGATGAGACCTTCAATGCATTAATGGCTACAACTATTGATGCCAAGAATGAATTTCAGACAGGAAAGTATGTCCGACTCCCATAAAAACATTCTGCAAGAAGCAGATGAGTTAATAAATGGGGATCGTAACTACACCTATGACCACCCACTTGACAACTTCAACCGAATTAAAAAGGGTTGGGAAGTTATTTTCGGTATTGATATTACTGAAGAACAAGTGGGACTAGCAATGGCATGGGTAAAAATTGCACGAGAGTCATACAGGCACAAGAGAGATAACTTGACTGACGGGGCAGGTTATCTTGGGACCATTGAGATGGTCATAGAAGAAAGAAACCTCCGTGCCAACAAAGTTATTTGATGGCGGTTTAACAGCAGAGCAAGTCCTCGTTGCGATTGGTATTGACCAATCGTTAACGGGGTTTGCTTTGTCTGCAGTAAGTATTGCAGAGCCAGAGAAACACATAACCTGGGTATACAAGTCTCCGTATTTTGGTATTGAACGGCTAGTAGATATTCGTCAGTGGCTAATAGACACCCTCGACTATGTATCTGATGGTCACGGGATTGTAGACATAGCAATGGAAGGATCAGTACTTGCTAGTCACTCAGCCCTTGTCCTTGGTGAGTTGGCTGCTGTAGTAAAGATGGCAATCTATGACTACTTTGGTGAAGATGAGAATTGTCGCTATCCATTAAAGATTCCACCAATGACACTCAAGAAGTATGCAGCAGGCAAAGGAAACGCCAAAAAACAAGAGATGTTGATGCAAATCTATAAGAGATGGGGCATTGAGTTCAATGATGACAATGCTGCAGATGCCTACGCTCTAGGAAGGCTTGCTGGAAAAACTGCGATTGATAAAATTGAGGAAGCAGTAGCCAAACAAATTGAGGACCCTAAATACCGAGACCAAGCACGACTTTAGCCTTACCCTTTGGTTAGGAGCGCACACCACATCGAACCAAAGGACTAATAATTGTGACAGAATCAACATCGCATATTTCTGCTGAAGAACCGTTTCTACGTGTCAGCGCCTCCTCTAACCCTCAGAGCGTCGCCTCAGCAATTGCTCACGCAATCTACGACAAGAAAGAAGTAAAACTTCGTGCTGTAGGTGCAGGAGCAGTAAACCAAGCAGTTAAAGCAATTGCAATCGCCAGAGGTTATGTAGCCCCACGAGGTATGGATCTATCCTGTATTCCAGGATTTACCACTATCGAGTCTCGTGACGGTGAGATTAGCGCCATTGTGTTTGCTATTACAGCCAACTAAAACAGACGTATCCTTGTACATAGATTAAGGAGTCAACATGGCTAATTGGACAGATATGGGTCACGCAATGCGTCGTCGCATGGGCGCACCTTCAAACCATCATGAATCGGTAGGTAAAAAAATGAAAGATAACATAACACCAGAGCAAATTGTGGCTACTGGCGCACGTGCCTACATGGGTAGCGCAGCAGGTGGCTTTACTGCACCAAGTGCAACACCAGTTGCTGGAAAGTTAATGCCAAAGAAGAACACACAGGCTGGCGATCCAACAATCATGAACAAAGCAAACCGTCAGAACGTTGAGTACAAGGGTGCACAGCACCGTATTACTGCAAAGATGCCTGCACCAATTAACAGCGAAGCAGGCGCAACAATGGCGAATGCACGAATCATCCCTTCAGTTATGGGAAGACAAGCACCTGACTTTAATAGCGGCGTAGATAGCACCTACTAATATGAGCGGCTCAATATCATCGAGTCAGTTCCAAGCCGTACAACCAGACATGACACCTCCCCTGTCATTAAGTAAAGCAACAACTGGTAGTGCTGCACAGTCAACTGCATGGCGCAATAGTTCTCTTGGCAAAGGTGGTCCATTAGCGTTGTCTTCAAAGACACGAGGAACAACTTTTAACTGGGACGATACTTCTTCTTCACCTTCTATCCCTCAGTCAGACAAGGGTGCAGGTAGAAGTCAGTGAGCAATAGCCGTCCTGTCTTAAGTGATTCTCAATTTGCACACCTACTAGGTGGTTCTCGTGAACTTGCAACGGGCAAGCAAGGTAAGGGTGCTGGGTACTATGTATCTCGTGACCCTCGCATGCCTGTTGAAATTGGTGGAAGCAAAGAGACAGTTGGCGGTTTAGCAGATGTAAGTAAGGTACGTGAACATCTGGAAGCAATAAAGGGTAAGGCTGAAAAAGTTATGCCTACTGGTTGGATGAGTGCTCGCGCAGCAACACCAACAGAAAGTGAAAATGTACATCAAGGAATTTGGCAAGACGAAGAAAGTAAAAAGACATACCTAGATGTGTCTGATCGTATTGGTGCACGAGCCTCTCGCAAGTCATTAGAAGAAGGTCTATCTCGTGGTATTAATCAAAAACAACTTTCAGTCTATGCAGCAGGATCAGGTAGAACATTACCTACAAATACAGAAGATAAGTTTGGAACAAAAACTCCAAACCCAGCAGCAGAAATGACTCTTGGTTATTTAAAAACACAAAATGCAGAGAGTGCTCGTCGTAAGAAAATGAGCAAAGGCGCAAAGATGCAAGAAAAATCTGCAGCATTAGAAGCGTTTGATACAGCCTTTCCTAGGAAAAAGTAATTATGGCTGGAAATAATCACAACTTTTCTGCTTCTCAGAACTGGCAATCCCTAGGAGGCGGTGGCCTTAACGGTTATAACAACCAAGGTGGTGCAGGTACTCCTGTAGCCCGTGACACTATGGATTCACTCCGTATTGGTGTTGGAAGAGTTCCATCTGCAGAATACCCAGATGGTTACCTTGGTACTATCCGCTCACGTCGTGATGACCGTTTGTTGGATAGCATCAAAAACCGTGTTAACCAGAAGGCCTATCAACGTGGTGTACACAAAGGTGAGCGCATTGAGCCATCTATGTACTACTGGCCTGAAGAGTTCAATCCTGACATGGGACTAGCCCGTCAGATGAAGGCAACGCTAGTTAATCGAGATGGCGCAGTGTCATACATGATTCCTCGTAGCGCACCACAGACTCATCTTACTCCTGCTCCTCACCTTGTCAATGACGGTAAGACCAACACACAGGCTAATCAGCCAGGAGAAATTAATGCACGTCGTCAGGCGATGCTTGCATATTTAAGACCAGCGTGGTCATAACATGGCTAAATTTGGTGTAGACCCGCACGGTCGTTGGGATAAAAATCTTGCACAAGAACAATTTAAGGGACATGTAGAAAACATTATTGGTAAGTATAAAGAAGCCCCAGAAGAAATGTTAAAGGGCGGTCATGAGTGGTACAGCAAAGCGCATGATGAAGCCAGTCGTGTTGGCGGTGGAGACCCACGTAAAGGTGCAGGAATTATTGCAGCACTGTCTCCTTTAAATAACTGGGAAAGAAATGTTGCCGAATCACATGAACTAATTAAAACAGGAACTGTAGCAAGTGCACTTCTTCCAGCAAACGTAGAGAAGGCTCGTAGAATTCACTCAGGAGAAGATCCTGAAAAAGTTCTTGGTGGGAATAAAGTAAAAAGTTTTTTTCATAACATTCATGACCCAAGTAACCCACTTCCAGTAACAATTGATCGTCACGCTTACGATATTGCAGTAGGTAATCCTTTTGTTGGAGCAGGTGGCGGTAAAGCACAACGTAATATTACTGTTGGACCTAGTGGTCACACACCAATGTCTGAAGATCTTGGATTAAGTGCAATGGGTCGCTACAAGCACTTTACACATGCATACCAGACTGCTGCTGGAGAACTAGGTGTTGATCTGCCTCACAAGGTACAAGCAACTACCTGGGTTCAACACAGAGGTGCAATCGGATGACGCAACATGTTGATGGAGTCTACGATCACACCAAACCTTGGCGTGCACCACTCAAGCCTGACCAAGTAGCAAAACGCTACTCTTACTTAGGGCCTTGGGCAACAAATGCAGAACGCCTTACACAACAGGCTCTTATGGTCATGAACATTCCTGGAGCAGATATCCAGGCAATGGTTCGTCCACCACTTCCGCAGATTCAACTCTTTCCAGAGCGTTACGGCTATGGAGATCGCAGACAACCTGGCATTGATGACATTGTCACTGTAGACAGAAATTATGTAGAACCACGAGTATCATGGTTCTCTGGTGGCGTTTCAGGTTACCAAGCAGCAGAACGTAATGGATTGGGGACCACCTGATGGATGGTGATGGCATGTTATCAATGGAGTTGCAGGCTCGTCAGATCGCTGAGAACGCTACCCGTTACAACGGATCTGCTCCATGTCCAACCTGTGGAGTAATCATGAACCCTGTAGACTTTATGACAAATAGAGGTCATTGCCTCTCTTGTGTAACACAACGCAATGCTCAACGAGTGAAAGGTAAAATGGCATGATATTCAATGACCGACGTAATGCAAGGGCTCTTAAGGCTGCCAATGGACCTTCTCTTGCTCCTAAAGGTTACAAGCCAGATACCGCTGGACGTAAAGTTGTTAAAGCAGCAGCGTCTCCAATTTTAGAAAAAAATCAAAATCTGGTGTCACACAAAGCACGTTACAACGCAGCAGCAACCCGTGTTGATCGTGATGGTACAGCAAATGAGATGGACCCATGGACATCCAAAAACGACAGCGTAAGAAGGAAGTAATTATGACAGTTAACTCATCACGTTCAATGAACGCAGGCTTAGATGCAGGCGCAACAGATGGCAAGTATCGCAAAGTTCGCCCAGATACTGAAGTAGGAACTGAGTCAGCAGCAACTGTTGCTAACCGTCAGTCACTGCACCCATTCTACGGATATGGATTTGTAACAACTGAGTATCCAGGAAAAGTAAACCCAGGTAAGTAATCATGGGTAATATGCACGCTGAGGAATATGCCTCAATGAAAGGCAAGAATAAAGATATGGGATTGCTTGCACATTTGCAAGGAAACCATTATCCACCAGTTCCAGCATCAATGCTTGGACCATCAAAGCGTGCTATCTCTGCGGTAAACAAAGGTAACCATAACTCAAACATCAAACTTCCACACGGTATTTTGTATAAAGGCAAAAAGTCTGCACCAGCATCAGCAATTGTTGAAGCCCATCATTTACATTCCTGGTTAAATCCAGATCAATTTCAGGATTAATCATGAGAACAGCAGTAGGCGCACCAGATCCTGGTGAGTTTGAGCGTAGACAGCCACATAACCTATTCAACGATCGTCGTATAGGTGGTAAGTCAAAGAATCGTGCCTACGGTGAGTCTCAAAAGGTCAATAAAGAACAAAAAATGCAGTACCAACAGTTAAGAAAACCTAAACAATTCGATTAATGATCTGTTAGGATAATCGGACTACTACAAGGAGCACAATGAGTAACGTACCAATTCTAGGTGAAAAACCTAAAGACCAAGAGCCGATGTTTCGGTTGCTCTACTGTCTTGTCTGCCAATCACTAGATGAATTGCCACCATACGATGGTGAACCAGAGTTAGACCATCTCCTTGCTGTTGCATGTGAGAATCACGTGTTTGACTCAGGAGAGCCACACAAAGGCAAGTTATTTGTACTGCCACTTCGTGCATGGGCACACCAAGAGTCTAAACGAGAAATCATCAGCCAGATTAAGGGCGGTGGATCAAAGGGTCTAGCAGCAATTGACGAGACTTTTTATGAGTCCCGTTCTACCTTCTTGGAAGATGCTATGTCGTGCTACCAGCGCCATAATAAACCCAAAGATGGTTGTCCAGATTGGCACGATAACAACCTCATGCTTATCCCAAAAACTGAAAAAGACCGTATTAAAGAAGGTATGGGTAAGTATAAAGACACTCCAGGTCAAAAGACCTATCTCTGCGATTTTTGTCCAGTAGCAATTGGCGTTGCAGACCGCAAACAAAAACTGTTAGGAATGAAATAATGGAAGAACAAAAGATCCAAGCAGGTTTCAGTGTAGTTATTAACGAAGATGGAACACTAAGTACTCATGTGTTTCCAGCCAGCGACACAGTTGCACGACAAGCAACTACTTATGACATCTTTGGATGCTGTAAGGAGTTAGTTGAAGACATTGAGTCGCAACTACTTGCTGATCGTATCTCAAAGGCTGTAGTGGCTAAGTTAATGCCGCCAACTCCAGAAGAGATGGCAAAAGTACGCATTGCTGAGGCTTTAGCAAACCGCCAAGCAGAATAAGCACCTAAACTAAGGGTATGAAACGCCCTGATGGATTAGATCAATACGCTGGACCTGTATCCATACAGGCTCTACCAACGTCTTACTTTTCCCAGCCCGAAGAAGGATTAGATCCTGAACTGTTTTCTGGCATAACATTAAAGGGATGGGTTCGCAACGGCCTTCTGCAGTTATTATTTGGGTTCCTTAACGAGACCTATCGTCATCCTGATCTATGGACACGAGTGTGGCTTGCAGGTTCTGCAGTCTCTTACCAATGGTCTGCTGCTCGTGAACCAGGTGATCTTGATGTCTTAATCGGAGTTGACTATCTTCAGTTCCGCAAGGCTCATCCAGAGTACAACGGACTTGGCGATACAGAGATCAGCAAGATGCTTAACGAAGATTTTCGTGAGCAACTACAGCCAGATACAAAAGACTGGAATGGATTTGAAGTAACTTTCTATGTCAATCCAGGAGCAACAGATATTCGCACCATCAATCCTTATGCTGCTTACGATCTAACTCATAATGACTGGACAGTCTTTCCAGAGAAGCAGTCTGCACCACTTAACCCTATGGGCGAAGCCGCAGCACAACGTGATTTAAAGAGCGCTTCTGATGTAGTAATGCGATATTCACAAGCCTTGACAGATCTAAAGGGCGCAACAAATGATCCAGCACGTCGTAACGCAGAGTTTAGAGTGCAACAGTTATTAATGCATGGATCTATGTTATTTGAAGACATACATCACAGTCGTCGTTATGCTTTCAGCCCTAGTGGTGGTGGGTATGCTGATGTGTACAACTACCGCTGGCAAGCAGGTAAGAAGTACGGAACAGTACCTGCACTACGTCAGATGCACGATTACTGGAAAGAGTACAAAGACAAGCAGGCAGAAGAGACGTACGGAATCGATCTACCAGACACACAAACGCTAATCAGGAGAGCAGCAACGTACAAGACACCGCAATAAAGTTCTAACAATTATTTGGAGTATAAATGAATGTAATGTTGTCCCTTGATGGAGTATTGAGTTCAGACTCAGGCGATCCAATCAGAGCAGGAGTAATGCTCTACTATGCTTTAAACATCAATAACCGAGTGGCTATCAGAACCTCTCGTAAGAAAGAAGATGCAGAGCACTGGCTTAACTCCCACGGAATCATCAACTACGATGACCTGATTGATTACTCGTACCATTTAGAAGGCGAAGACTTAAAGAAACGCCAGTTTATTCTGAGCCGTTCTCGTGCTCCTATTGAGATGTATGTGGACGCTGATCCTTCTATGTGTGCATGGGTCTTTGAAGAGCAAGGTATTCCTGCCATTATGTTTATGAACCCAGGCTATTTGGCTGTGGAGCGTCGCCCTGATGCACCTAAGAAGGTTCGTCAATGGTCTGATATTGAAAACTCAATAACCAGAGTCAACCTTGCTAAATCTAAAGAAGCAGCCAACCCCAAGGAACTAGAGTTCTGGGATGACTAAACTTATCTTCTCAGGAGTTGAGGTTGGTTCTAACCGCACCCTGCTAGAAGGCATGAAGGTTGAGTCGATGGGACTCAACTTTTGGGGTCTTCGCAAGCGTGGTCTTCCAAAGACTAAGACCTGGCTTATAAGCGAGCACTTTGATCCAGAGACCAAGGTCTACATAGAATCAGGAGCATCACAGGCTGACAAGGCTGGGCTATCTCGTGAGGAACTAACTGACTTGGCCGCTGACTACCAGGAGTTTCTTGTAAACAATGCAGATCGTGCTGAAGGATTCCTTGAGTTTGACTCACAAATACTCGGCCTTGAATGGATAGAAGCGCAGCGTCCCTTCTTCAGTAATGACCCTAAACTATGGGTCATCTGGCATGAAGAGTATGGACAGAGTAAGTTGGCAGAGATGTCAAAAAAGTTCCACAATGTGGCTATACCTCATGACGAGATTGAGTCAGTAACTAACCTGGCCGCCGTAACAAGGACTTACTCCAACCAATTCAAGGTCAACTATCACGCCCTTGGATGTGCCAAGCCAGACAACCTAAGATCCATACCATTTGTCACAGCCAGCACATTGTCATGGCTATCGCCCATGCGTAGAGGTGAGACGATCATCTGGGATGGAGCACGTCTAGTACGCTATCCCAAGAAGATGAAAGACCAAGCCCGCCCTCGCTACAAGAACATCGTAGAGAAGGCTGGACTAGACTATTTAGAGTTTGTCAAAGATAGTACCCTTGAAGCAACTAGAGTTGCTGTCTGGTCATACAAGAAACTAGAGGAATCCATGGACAAGAAGACCCCCAACTTCCACATCATTGATGGTGGTAAAGACAAGAACTTATCTGATAACAGCGATGAGTTTATGACGGGGTTGATGGGATTAGAACTGCCAACGTCTGATAACAGTGGAGCAGATGGGGGGAAAGTGGAGCGTAGTGGAGCAGTGGAAAGAGCCCCTGAAGAGATGACAAACTTACCTGTCTTTGGGTTCAAAATGAAGACGATAGTTGAAACTGATGATGATGGCAAAGACATCCTGAGGGATGTTCCTGTTGTTCAGACACAGCAGACTTCCCTTCGCCAATGCGATACCTGCTTCGTTGCATCTAACTGTCCAGCGTTCAAACCACAAAATACTTGTGCATTTAATCTTCCAGTAGAGGTAAAGACAAAGGATCAACTTAAATCATTACTAACTGCAATTATCGAAATGCAGGGGCAGAGAGTTGCTTTTATGCGTTTTGCTGAGGAAATGAATGGCGGATACGCAGATCCAAATCTTTCTCAAGAGATCGATCGCCTGCTTAAGTTAGTGGGTAATGTCAATGAGATGGATCAGAATAAAGAGTTCATTCAGATCACCGCAAGCCGTCAATCCTCTGGTGGAGTTCTCTCTGCAATCTTTGGAGATCGTGCTCAGGCTCTTAAAGAGTTCCCCAACCCTATTCGTGAAGAGACCGTTACTAAGATTATCTCTGAAGCAATCGAAGACTAACTTATCTGATAACAGCAGTTAACAGGGTGTGAATCATATCTCACCCGTAGTTGACCATTTTCTTTTTCCATTAGTACTTCGCAAAGTTAGCATATACGTGGTAGGTTCCCAAGCGCAATACTAAGCAACCCACTGAGGGGTATTTAGACATTTATAGAAATGGTAGGGGTTATGACAACATTATCTTTCAAACTTACTGAGGACTTCATCGGACCATATCGCCCAAAGAAGGCGCCGTTTGGTTATCAAGATGCAGCGGGAAACTCGGTTGGAGAGATAACTTTTTTACGTACCTATTCTCGCCTCAAGGCAGATGGTACGAAGGAGACGTGGGTCGATGTA